TATCAATTGCCAAAAATGTTTTTGTGCAAAGGGTTCTCCACCTGTAGTTTTTAAAGTTTTTAAGTGTCCTTGTGATATTACTGATTTACACCATTCTAACTTTTTTTGTTCTTGCCAATCTATGTTCTTATAAGTTGACATAGAAGATGGACATAGTTTTCCGTGTGCTTGTACAAAATCATTTATTTTGCTACTCGATTCTGTATTGCACATTACACATGCTAAATTACATATGTTGTTAAACTTTACGTCTATGCTTTCTATATAACTAGGTTCATGATTATAGTCTATATCATAAACTTCTAGGTACTGCGTTCTAGCACTATAACCAAATTCTTTTTCGTGTGCTTTACAAATTTGACATGCAGAAGGCCATTCTCCTTGACGCATTTGTTGACGTGCAGTTTTGTGTGCCGCAGACATAATACCCTGCCCAAAGTCTGCATCGTGCCAATCTTGTGATAAATGATTGTCTTTAGAACGACAACAAGGCTTTACATGCCCTGTTGTGCTTATGAAACTGTGATTCCAAAGTAGTGGGCATACTGTCGACATTATGGTAAAGTAACAATACCTTCACGTAATAATTTTTCTCTGTTAGCCATGTGCTTCATTTGAATTTCTTCTTTTGAGCCACCGAAATAAGCAACAGCGTGTCCAGATTCTATCATTATATCGGTCAAACGCTTGTCATCTAGTAAAAAATCTCCTAAAATACGGCCAAACTTTCCTTTTTTGTCTTCACCGCTTTTGTCTATTTCAGTTTTTAATACTTGCATACTTCCAACTGGCATAGCATCTTTCACATATTGCTTAGCCGCTAGTCCAAATGCTTTTTCTGTTTTATCTCTTGTTCGTGATTCTGGAGTATCAATACCCATCATTCGAACACGTTCTTTCTTTAACCAGACACCAAATCCTAGATCTATATCAACGTCTACTGTGTCTCCGTCTACTACCCTTAATATTTTACATTTATATTCATACATTATTCTTCCCCCATTCATCCATTATAAATTCTCCAAATGCTTGTCCAAATATCCACATCAGCACAAGTAAGTGGGCCACTGCATATATCAACACTGGTATAACAATCCAACTTACCCAACGCGGTTTAGTTTGTAACCAATGTAATAGTTTCTTGATCTTATTTTTTACACCGTCCATTAAATACTTGCCTATAACATAACGCAATAAACGCATAACAATTAGTATAGGCGAACTTAATACATCAAACAAAATTAAAAATAAATCGACAGAAACATCCACAATGTGATCGATGTTCAACCACTTGCGGAAGCGTTGCCACATTAGTCACTCGCAAACATATCAACTAATGCAGGTCCGTAGGTTCCTCCAGCCCATGCAAGTGCTACGATGGTTATTACTCCATATACTAACCATTTCATTTTAAAATCATCTACTTCCATCTTTAAAGCAACTAATTCATTGCCTAATATGCGTAGTGCTATTTCTAGCTTTCCTTTGTCGTCTGGTTTATACTCTGACATTACTTACCCTGTCCTCTATACTTTTTATAACTTCTGCGTTTGCTTTTGTTCATCGTAGATGTAATAGGTTTTCTTCCCTGTGAAGTTCCTTTAATCGTTGGTTCCCAAACACTCTTGAAACCCACTGCTATTCTTGCCATAGTAGCCTCCTAAGTTATATGTGTATTTATTAAATCTGCCCATAAAAAAAGGGCGACCTAAGCCGCCCAGTTAAAAGATGTATCCTGTAATTAGAATGTAAACGATACACCAACCTTCATTTCTGTACGTTCACTATTGTCAACGTCCCATGAAGTTTCACCAAATAGTTCTGCACCATTGCCTAGGTCATATTCTGCACCAAAATCGATATTTGGGCGTGAGCCTTCGTCTAGTGTATCAAATAAGATGAAACTGTCACCTGTTGTAGCAGTTTCGTATGCTGTGATTACAGTGCCAACTGAAAGTGAAAGAGCACCTGCATTTGGTGTCCACTCTACTTCTGGATTGATAGTAAGGTAGTTCTTTTCAGCATCTACTTCGTGCCATGCTTTGATTTCTGTATCAAATGACACACCTGGTGCTAAGTCTACAGCATGTGCTGTTGTTGCGGCAAATAGAGTTGCCAGTGCGATTAATGTTCTACGCATTCTTATTATTCCTTATTTTATATTTTTAGATGTGCTAGGGGTGGGAGTTATTGCACACGATATTATTTATTTTTAAATTTAAATAAAACTATAGGTTGTGAGGCACAAACAAAAAAAAGTGTTGCATTTCTGCAACACTTTTCTAGCCGTTTGGTAACAAGGTGGACTAACCCCGTGAATCATGCCGCTAGGGCAAACTCAGGTGCAAAATTATCGTTTGCAATTATAGTTTTGTTCGCGTTAACCGAGCTTACATCCGGGCAACTCCACTCATCTATTAACTACCAGTCGATCCTAGTTCGGCCCCATCATAAACACACCGTGTCCGCCTTACTCGCTCGGTACCTATAAGCCTCTGGTAACTGCGATGTGTTTATGGTGGAGCCGCCGGGTACCGCCCCCGGGTCCTGTATAGCGTTTGAATTGCTTCAACGTTACATTTATATTTATAACACTAATCTACTACTTTGTCAACCTTAGATTGCTCATATTTCATCATTAATGTACTCAAATGATCTGACTTTCTTAATCTACCATGTGTGTCTACAACAAAAACATCTCCAGGTTTGTATAACCAATGATCTTTTATTGATCCATCTTTGTTTACACCCATGACTTCGCCAGGCCATTCGCCTTCTACTATAAAATCACCATTAGGAAAACTTTGAACTGTATAATCTAACCAAAACATATTAACTCCAATTATCTATGTAGTTAATTATTTATGTGTTATTACCACGTATTCTTTCTACTATATTGGATGCTGTATAAGCAGACAACGTCCACCCAAGGTGACCATGTCCTGTATTGTAATACACTCTATCGTTGTTATTACTTTTCTTCACCACTGGCATCATATTGGGCATCATAGGACGAAGTCCTGCCCACGGTGAAATGTTTTCTGTATTAATACCAGGAAACATTGTTTCAGCCCATGTTATCAAAGGTTTAATTCGAGCTTGAATGATGTCAGTGTTGTATCCGTTAAACTCTGCTGTACCTGCGATACGTAGCCTATCTTCACCTAGCCTACTTGTAACGATCTTTGCTCCATCGTCTAATAAACTTGTCCAAGGTGCTACTTCAGGTTTGTGTATAGTAATAGAATAACCTTTGACAGGATAGATAGGTAAGTTATCGTCTACTGTCTTTGCAAGGGCTTTGCTTTCTACACCTGCACATACAACAATTGGGCCTACGTGATCTCTTAATTCAACTCCAAGGTTTTTAATCTTACGTATAACCATTTTTACGTTATACTTTTTTTGTAATACCTTTAGAAGTTCAACACAAAATTTATGTATATCACCTGTGAAGTCTGTGTCATTATACATTCCGCCTAATAGAGTCGGAGGTGGAACTAATGCTGGTTCTATTTTTAAACATTCTTCAGCACTTACTTCCCATCGTTTCAGCCCAGCACGGGCATACACCTCGTTTACTCTTTTAGCATTTTCATATTCGGTTTCGTCGGTGTAGATGTGAAGTATACCTTTTTCAACTTTATCGAACTGTATTCCTTCTTCTTCAGCAATCTGCTTGTAAAGGTTATGGGCTTCAAGAGCCATTTCACAAGTTCGTTGTGTATTGATATCAGCATTAGGGATCTCCTTTATAAAATTAAAGAACCAACTGTATTTGTCTGGAGATGGCCAAGGGTTTACCTTGAGTGGTGCGTCTTTCTTTGTAAGCCATTTAATGCCTTTGTAGACGCTACGCCAACTGTTCCAAACCTCTGCGTTACTTGCACTAAGTTGTCCGCCGTTAGCATAAGAGGTTGCCATGGCAGGATACTTCCGTTCATCATATATTGTAACTTCGTATCCTGCTTTGGCCAAGTAATAGGCAGTTGTTATGCCGGTGATGCCGGCTCCCACTACTGCCGCTTGCATTACATTGCGTTCTTCTTATCCTGGATTTCGGCTCTACGTGTTTTAGTAAGTTTGCCTAGATCGCCTAGAGCTTTTCTTGCTCTAGCGGCTGCCGCTTTCACACCTTTGTTTTCAAATGTTTCAGCTTCTGCTAGATAGTTGTTAAACGCCTGAACGATTTGTTCGTGTTGAGATAGTTCACTCATAAATTACTCCTTATAATTAATTGATTATACTATGGTTTTTTGAAAAGGTCAACCACAAAATACATCACCTGATCCTGATTGTGCTTTGTTAGGCACGAAACTACCATGGCCTCCTGTAGCATCATCCTTTCTATGGATAAGTTTATTTTCTGCATAAACTGTTCCACTAGAACCTACTGCTGGATCTCCGCATTTGGTTGTATCGTCTTTTCTAATCACAGGTTTGTTATTAACATATACTGTTGATTGTCCTGCCTTGTAAGTAGTTTGATGAAAAGGACTAGGTGAAGGACTAGCATGTCCTACGTGTGAATCTGTGTCTGCTCTTACTACTTCTTTACTCACTATACCTTAACCTCTATTAGTTTGATGTCATTTGTTTCTTTAGATTCTATGGCTTTACCTATTACAGCTCCACCAATATACTTATCACTAGCTACACCTACGCCAGGTTCCATGCTGGCAATAATAAAGTCACCTTTGTTCACCTGCCCCATAACCTTTACAGGTATACGACCTTTCAGTGCCAGTGGTTGACCTTTTGCTTCTTGATTCATTAAGAACGCATAACTGTCTGTTATAACACCTGCTACTTTTGTTGTTGCTAATCCCTGTGCTATTGTTACTTCTTTGTCTCCTCCAAACATAACTATAGTCCCCGGCTCATATTCTTGATCAGTTTCGTATATCTCTGCCAAGTCAGCATAGGTTGCTTCAAATCTACTGTTAGTGCTTAGGCTCCAACGTCCTGTTATAGTTCCTGTGGTAGTTGCACCACCTGTGCTAATGGTCCTGACAGTAAGTGTATCAGTTCCATTTACTTGAACTCCAGTTGTTGTTGTTTCAAATCTTTTACTTGCATTATGATAAAGTGCTACTTCCGCACCTGATTTAAATTCTGCTACTTTACTACTAGGTCCTCCAGGAGTACCAGATTCTATAAAAACATTAGGATTAGTTATGTGAAAATCATGGCTAGAATCTATCCAATTATAAAGTGTACCACTGAAATTAGTTTCTCTTATTTTAAAATCACTGCCTAACGATATAAAATCTGAGTCAGGTAATGACAATCCAAAAATACCAGCTGTATTATTTGTATTAACCTGTATTTGTAAATTGGTAGGCGCAGTAATTCCAGTAAACGAAGGAGTAGTTCCTTCTAGTGCAATCGTGCCACTGGCATCTGGTAAGAAAATATTGTTATCACTGGTTGGATTTGTAGCATATAAGAAAGTTTCTGCACCATCTTCATCACCTTCCCAAACAATCTTACCATATGGACTATTGGTACTTGCCATAATTAGATCGCCACCTACTGATAATGTTTTAGTGCTTGGGTTGTAATTTATATCTGGATTAGTGTAGATTGTTTCAGCTGTGGCACTGCTGTTGTCACTATCAACAAAAGTAAGATAGTGTGTGGAATCTGTTGCCCTTGTCACTGTTTTGACAGTATCAGCTGATGTTGCACTACCACCGAGCGGTCCTGTGATACTGCTTGCAATTAAGTTTGTTACATTAAGAGTTGATGTGCTAGGGTTGTATGTAAATTGCGTATCGTTTGTGTCAATATATGGACGTTGGAATCCTGTACCATTAGCATCACTGAACAAGACTTGGTATGCTACGTTATCATTTTTCTCATCAACATTAACATTATTTGCATTTGTTACACTTGAATTTGCATTTGTAAGATCAACTTCATTTGTATATGTACCGCTGAGAGATGCATCTAGTAATATGCCTGTCGAATTAATACCGTGATTAGTATCATCTACAAATAATCCACTATCTGCTCTAATGTATCTCGGAGTGTAAATGTTTTTTGCAGTTACTTGATTTATGCGTAACCAAGTAGTATCCTGACCGCCAATTTCACCTATCCTTGTTGTTCCGTTATAAAATTGTATATGATCGCTTACATTGTTATCGGACTTGTAAATTTTAATTTGTGTATCGTTTGCTACATTGGCTCCACCTATGCCGCCTAGTGTGAGCGTGCCTGTCATAGTAAGTGCATCGAATGTAGGAGAGTCTGTGGATGATAAACCATGTGCATCACCTGTGGCGCTTACAGTTCCTGTAGCACTCAAAGAAAAGTCAAGATTCAAATCACCTTGTGTAGTAGTAGTTGTATCACTAACATTAATGGCAAACGTACCATTGGTATTGTTAGGAACACTAATTGTTCCTGTGCCTTTTACAATATCGCCTGACAGGTCTACATTGCCAGCAACATCAATACCAGTTGCTATTGTTGCTAGTTTTTCTGTACCTTGATAAGCAAGACTAACTTCGTTGCTATCGTAGTATATTTGTCTACGCCAGGCGCCTACATCTGCACCTGCTGTGATGCTTGAAGCACTGATGTTAAACTCTCTCCAGCCACTACTTTGGCTCCATTCGTCGTGGAAAGCAAAACCTGTTTCTGTTGATACTTCATTAGGTGTACCGTCTGAAACATGTCCTACTCTTATGTTAAAGTTGCCTTCGCCGTCGTTATATGTAATCCAATGTTTTCCGCTTTCAAATGCTAGAGCATCAGCAACATTTATATTGAGTGTGTTGCTTAACGTGGTTGTACCAGCAACAGTTAGAGTATCATTTATATTCACTACACCAGTGCCATCTGCACTGATAGTAAGATTTGTATCTGCTGTGTATGAACTTAAAGCATCAACATTTAATCCACCAGCTGTGATGTCAGTCCTGCCTTGTATTTCTGCTAGGCCTGTCACTTCTAACGAATCATTTATCTGAACTATCCCTGTGCCATTTGCATCTAGCACTAGGTTGCTGTCTGTTTTTGTATGGGTAATACCTGCGACATCTATTGTTCCTGGATCGCCTGAGAACACTTCTAATGTGTTAGTTGCATCTGGTATAAATGTAAAGTTTCCTGTACTGTCGTCAAATCCAAAGAAGCCAAGTTTACCTGCTCCATCGTAATAGCGGAACTCTATACCCCTATCAAGGTTGTCGTCTGATACTGGTACCGTATCTCCACCTAGTGTCACTATAGCATCATCAACAGTCATTGTTGTTGCATTAATGGTTACAGTGTTGTCAACTGTTAATGTGCCGCTTACTAACAAATTACCTGCAATATCAGTATCACCAGTTGTATCATCTACAGTAAATTTATTAACTCCGTTTGAGGCTTGTACTTTGAAGTCTGCGCCTCTGATTACTGTTTCTCCTGTAGCAAGTATTGTACCTGTGTTTACATTATCAACAAAGATATTTTGCCATCTATAAACGTCAGATCCGTTATCCTGTCCTAAATCAAACGAACTATCTAGTAAAGGAATAATATCACTGTTCATACTTCCTGTAAAAGTAATAGGATCAGTTCTAAAATCTCCAAGTTCTACATTACCAAATGCACTGAAGTTACCATTAATTTGTGTATTTCCTAAACCAATATCGGTTGTGCTTGTAACACCAGAAACATTTAGGTTACCAGTTACTGTAACATTACCATAAACAATATTGGTTATAGTTCCGCCTGAAGTATATGCTGAAAACGCTGTGCCATTTACAGTGTTAGTCAATCCGCTATTAGAATATAAATCAACATTTGTTGCATTGACTACACTAACATAATAATTATTACCATTAAGGGTGGTCATGCCACCTACACTTTCTATGACTACTACATCGCCTTGTGTTAGTCCGTGATTAGTGCTGGTAGTAATTCTTACAGGATTTGCTTGTGAGGCGTTGGTGATATTGACTGCTGTATTTGAAGTCTGGCCTGGGTTCAAATATATATGTCCGCTAGTGGCACTACCTGTTGCTAATATATCATTACCATTAATTCTAATTGTGTTGTCAAAAATACTAACATCATCTACATCAATTTGTCCGTCAACATTTAATGTATTAGTTGAAACATTGTATGTCAAACCCGCATCATCTATAATTTCACTGTTCGTGCCAACAATAGGAATCCTTGTTGCTGTTAGATCCTCTAGTACCATATTAGCAATAGTTGCTGTACCGTCAACTTCTAGATTGTTAAGCACTGTTAAATCTGTGTCAATTTGAGTAGCGTGTTCAAATTTTAACATACCTGTGCCTGACGTGGATAGTCTTAGATCTTTATCGGCTTTGCTTTGTATTGTTAGATGGCCATCAACATCCTCAGTAAGTGTTGCTGTGTTGTTAATGAATAAACTACCTGGACCTAAATATAAGTCCCTAACACGTTTTGTTGTACTACCTATATCAAATGTATCATCGTCCGTAGGAATAATATTACCCTGAATGTCTATATTACCGTTGATGTCTATATTGCCATTCACTTCTAAATTATCTTGAACTATAACTTTTCCTGTGCCACTAGTTCGCAACTCTAGATCACTGTTTGAATCGGTAGTTGTAATGTAGTTTGTGTCAATTTCAACGCTATCAACTGATAACTTGCCATTCACTGTTACATCACCTGTGATTGTATTATCGCCTGTCTGTGTTACATCACCTGTTGTAGTAGTATCACCTACGTGTGTAACAGTACCATTAACATTGACTGTTCCGTTTATATTGCTTAGTGTGTTGACTGTGAGATTATCTGTATCAGTAGTAGTTGCATCAATATTGTTTACTGTTAATAGTTCTACAGATGTAATGTCGTTTGTGTCTAGATCAAGATTTCCTGTCATTGACTTAGAGCCATCTAACATTAACACGCCTGGACCTATAGTGTTTCCGCCCATGTCGGCGCCGTTTTGATCTTGTCCTATTCTTCTGTTTATGTAATTTACAACCGCTTGTTCAGTAGGTACACTTTCATCTGAAACATCTGTCATTTCGGCATCAGCACTAAATTCGTTGATAGTTACGCCTCGTGTAAATCCTAAACCATCTAAGTTGCTCAAAGCAATTGCCGCGGCAAAACTTACGCTACCATCACCTTGGTTGACTCTAAAATAGTCGCCTACTCTAAAGTTACCATCTTGGTCATTGGTAACAAAGAACACACGCCCAGGTGCAATTTCGTTTACTTCTTGCGATTGCACAGGATTACGTAGAGGCGGTCCAAATAGTTCTCTAGGATAATTACTATCTTCATAACCACCAGTACCAACATCAAGCATGTCGTGGTTACCAGCTTTTACAACAGAGAAATCTTTAAATATTTTACCTTGTTCTCCGGGTGCAAGACTTGCTCTTACACTGTTGCCTCCAATCATTTCTGCTGTCAAAGGCTGATCAATTGAGATTGTGTTAGTATTAGAATCAAATGCTGTGATACGATAGATAACACCTTCATGTGCTATCCTTCTGTCTACAAGTTCTGTTGCACCATATGTAGTTGCATTGATTGTAAACTGTGAACTTCCAACAGTTGCAGTTGGATTAACAACAAGAGGTATATGATTTAAACTTGGTATTGTTCTGATTGTAAATCTGTTGTCTACGACACCATCTGCTGTTACTTCTAATATTCTATATCCTTGATTAGGATCGTTGTCGTAAATAAGAGCCGCACCTAAAAGTATATCCGAAATGTCTTCATTTGTATCTACTTGGTATTCTTGTAGCAGTCTAATTTTAATTGCATTACCATCTGGAATTGCCGCTACTAGTCCTTGAGCTGATCCTTTGATGTTTAAACTGTTTTGCTGGAAGTTACCTATTTCATATGTTACAATACCTGTTGGAGCACCATGGTCAACATCTACAGCCATTGTGTTAAACAATTGTGCAGGATTACCATTGTAGTCTACTGCGTTCCTAAATACAATTTGCAAATCATTAATTTGGTTATCGCCTGGTGTGGTGCTGTCTGCTTCTGCGATAAAAACTGTTTCATTTAGTGTGGTTGCCCTAACAGGAACTTCAAAAGGATTACGTCCTTCTGCTCCTAATCCGTATATGCCGTTTGAACTTGAACCATTAAGTGATCTAACTTCAGATCCACTTTCTGCTTTATATGTATATCCACAATAGTATGTAAAGATTGAAACAAGCTCACAACGTGCATTGTTTCTTGCAAGCACACCATAACCTAAGTTACCAAACATTGTCCAGTCTGTACTAACAAAAGATTTGTTACCAGCAGTTATAAGTGTAAGTCCTTTTCCTACAAGGGTTGGATCAAGTGGTGTGGTAGACTCAATACTAATATTATATTTAGGCAATGCTGTTGGACCGCTTGCAATACCATTTTCCATTATACCTAAAACAATATCATACAGCCCGTCTGCTTTATCTTTAATAGTGTCGTTTACTGTAATATTTGTATTCAGTGTTTGGCTAGATACAGATTGATAAGTTTGTGCAGGTGCTTCATTGCTTAATACTTGTCTAATCAAATATTTTGCATACTTGTTTGATTCTAGCGTTTGTATTAACTGTTCGTTGATCGCTACTGTGCTATTGGCTAATTGGGTTACACCTCTATAGTAACTACGTCCTGCTTCAACTGATCTACACTTACCTCCAAATATATCATCAGCAACACCAGCAACAATATAACCTGTGTCTCTTTTACATAAATCTTGATTGTAGGTAAAGTTAATAAAGTTGTCAGCAATAAACTGTGTTGCATCTGTGATCAGCCTTGCTTTATCATTGTCGATAAGTGTTTTTGCATTTTGGTATTCAGCGTCTGCCCATGTTACAGAAGGAAGTGTTTCTGCAGGTAGTCCAGCTATGCTATTTGCAGTAATTACATCTTCAATTATTTGCACAAGGTTGCTAAGTTGTGTTGCTTCGGTTGCAGTTGCATTAGGACTTGTAGTATCTTGTGTTTCTGTATTTCCTGTTGACGGAGTTACAGATGTTCCTACAACAACCTGTTCTATTACATTTGCTAGATGATCATATGCATCAGCTGTTTGTGCTTGTTGTCCTGCAGGCAATTGAGCCACTGCTCCTACAAAATAGCTTTCAGCATTTACTCTAGTTGCACTGTTACCTCCATACAAGATATCATATGTAAGTGCATCTACAATATAACCTACGTCTCTTGCACACTTAGTTTGATCGTATACTAAACTTGGATAGGTAACGTTTATATATGCAATAGTTTCTGCTTTTAAAAATGCTTTGTTCGCCTGTAGTTGTAGAGCGGCATCATCTGCATCTGCTGTTGGTAAAACATTAGGTGCAGGAAATATCAATGCATCTGCACTTGTATCTGTGCTTACTACACCATTTTCAATTATGTCTATTACTTCATCAAATGCATTTGTAACTCTTGCTTCTGCTGTTGTTACAGCCGACGTACTGTCAGTTACAAAGTTTAACACTTCATTTTTTAAAAACTTTATGTTTTGCACAGTTGCAATTTTTTGACTTGCTGTGACAACACTCGCATTTGCTCTTTGGTATGCTAGTCCATTTGTAACGCTGTTATAGTTTGTTCCTAGGGCGACATCAAAGCCTACACCGTCTAAGATTATGCCATTGTCTCTTTCACACTTTGCAACATCATATGTAAAGTTTTGGAAAGTTGCATTTGTAAAAGCAATTACCTCATCTTGTATCCATCCGATGTTCGAAAGTATCAAACTGTTTGCATCCTTGAATGCCGCATAGTTTGTTAAAACATCTGTAATAATATTAAAGAGATATGTTATTCTATCTTCTATACCTGCTTCAGCATTATTGCTGTTAGTAGTTTGTGTTGCACGGTCTTGTGTTACAGTAATAACAACATTTTGCACTACATCTTGGATTAGGTTTTTTGCTTTTACAATAGCATCTATTGTTTCTGCTTCTTGGTTTAGAATTACAGTACTGCCTGTTTCAAAATAACTGTAGGCAGCCTTTTTAGTTTCTGCTTCACCTCCATATGTAAGATCGTGTATCATTGCATCTACAATTAATCCTACATCACGTCTACAGGTTTCTTCGTCATAACTAAAACTTGCATAGGTTGTGTTAATAAAGTTAATTGTGCTGTTAATAATGTTAGCAGTATCAGTTCTTAATTGGTCGCTTGCTGTGATTTTGTCTTGCAGTTCTTGTTTGAATGCAGGCGGTCTATTTGTAATTAATAAATCTGTTTTAGGATAAACAGTCAAAGGAGCGTAGTTTGTACCATATTCAATTATCTCATTGACCATTGTAACTAATCCTTGCACTGTCGTAGTAATACTATCTGACAGGCTAGGATTTTCTAATAATGCTTGTGGTACTGTAAGTTGTTGTTTTTCTGGAGCAGTAAATGGCACATTGCTAAAAATTTGTGGTAGTATACTTCTAACAAAATTAAATGCCGCAATGTGTGGAGCAACTTGGTTTTGAGGTATCTGTCTAGTTATACCTAACCAATAACTGTTTGCAAATTGTATAGAGGCTAGGTTACTACCGTAAGTTAAATCGTAACTTAGTGCATCTAACAAAAAGTCTGTGTCGCGCTCGCATTTCGCAACGTCATATGTGTATGTGCTAGAAAACGGTGCAATGTCATTATTAATTTGTGTTTGTATAAAACTAATAACTTCAGCTTTTATAAATGCTTTGTTGGCTTGTAATATTTTCCTATGCCAATCTTTATCATCATCATAAACTTTGTCAGGAAAGTATAAGGCATCAACATTTGCAATACCATTTTCTAAAACATCAATTACATCGTCCCATAACGCTGTATTAACTAATTGAGCTGATGTATTGCTTGTAAGGCTTGTGTTACTTTGTCCTTTGGCATAGTTTAATCCACCAATAGTTTGTTGCAACTGATCGCTCAATACGTAAGCACTGTTAGGACGTAGATAACTTAGAGCGGCAATTCTGCCTAAATAATTTGTTTCAGTTGCTGTATCCCATCTAGCGGCTTGTAGTATAAACTGTAAGTCTCGTCTGCACTTTGTTTCATTATAATTAAAAATATATTTGTCATTTACAAATTGTATAGTTTCTTCTTGTATAAAACTTTTATTTGCTGACAAAAGTGTTGTAGCATTTACTTTTGCATCGTCTGGTGCAGTAGCTAGGTTTGCTTGATATCTTACACCTTCTTTATAGAATGCTGTAGGTAATTGTGGTGTACGCCAAAATCCACTGGCTACCATACTTAAATTATCGCCCGCTATGCTATCAATATTAAATTCTTGGTTGCCTGTAAATCCGTCTGCAAACATACCGCCGTGGAAGCCAACTGAATATGGATCTACTTCAAAACTTGATTTTGGAAAACTTGCACCAGTATGTGGATAGGGAGATTTAGTTCTAATTTGTCCTTCTGGATCGAGTACAAAAGTAAAACTGCTGTTCTTGTCAGTTGTAAAATCATGGAACCAGTTTGTATCGTTACAAAGGAATATATCAATATCTTCATTATCTAATGGTGTAGAAAATTGACTGCGTGGATCTGAAAGATAATGATAACCAAAATATCCATTCGGAAAAAGATCAGTCTCTCTCCAAAAACGTAATTTTGCCCACGGACTTTTACTTGTCTCTCCTACTTTAGGACGGATTATACAACGTCTTTGTCCTGCTCCAAAAATAGAAACGTTGGGAGGTACTCTAATAGGCAGTTGTTCTTCATATATACCACTTGCTACATGCACTAGAACTTGCTTGGTTCTAATTCGCTGTTCACCATTTACAAAGAATTCACTCTGGGGGTTTGCCGTCATTATATCTTCAGCAAGACGCATAGCCATGTTTACAGTTCTAAATGCTGTACCCCAACTACGTCCTCTCTGAGCACCGTGACGTCTATCATCATGGCCATCTAGACTTACATACAATTCTGTAACATCACCGTTTATAACAGTTTTGTTTAGGAAAAACCATTCGTTGCCATCTGCCATTTCCATAACTCTATCGTTAGAGTTATAACGCAAACTACCTGCGACTGGCTGTGGCCTATCTTTCTTGTCGCCGCCAGGCAAACGCAAACTTTTTGCGGCGCCGTCATCGTCAATGATAATAGCAAGATTATCTCCTGCTTTTAGGTTTCCGTCATTGTCAATTGTTACTTTGTCGTCAAAGACAGTTTTACCACCATAGGTTTCACCGTCTCCAATGAAAACCTGTTTACTTTCAGTATCATATATGATTTCGCCTTTGAGCGGTACAAATGCTAATCTCTCTGCCGTAGTACCACGACGGAGTATAATACTACCTAATTCAGCCATCTTGTTGTCCTATGTTTGGTCCGTTTGGTCCTGCATAAGGATCTGGCGTGTATGTTGCTGTGCCAACTTTAGGAAGCAACCCACAATCATTAACAGTATCATTTGTAGGAAGGCGGTTAGAAAACCCTCCGCCTTCTAACCTAGTAAATAGACTATTGGGCTGAGAGTAATCCAGCTTTCCGCCGTCTACTGAATCTCTAGTGAAAATGTTGTTTTCGTCAAATGGTGCACCACGGGCCATACATCATATCCTTATATGAATGTATTTATCGTAGTATTTTAAAGTGAATAACCTGTGCCGTTGTAATTATGATCTTCCATGTATTGGACCATTTGCTCATAGCCCCCTACTTTGATTCCATTAATTATAATCTGTGGGAATGTCCTTGCTTCAGGAAATTCAGCTAATACTTCTTCTCTTGTGAAATCTTTATCAAGTTCAAAGTATTCGAATTTAATCTCACGGTTTTCTAGCATCGTCTTTGCTTTGATACAGCTAGGACATTGAGGCTTACCCCATATTTGAATCATAAACTAAATCCTTTTAACATATCTTTATCAACGTCTTGTTTAATGCCGCCGATGATGTACGACTCTACTTCTGTTTCTTGTGGAGCAACCTGCAAGCCTGAACTTGAAAGCCAATGCTGTGTCCAAGGAAGTGGATTTGTATTTACAGGCTGATCAAATATAGCATCGTATCCTAGTGCTTTAAGTCTACGATTAGCAATATACTCAACATATTGATGTAGCAACTGTGCGTTCAATCCAATCATAGATCCATCTTTGAACAAATACTCTGCCCAATCTTTTTCTTCTGCAACACATTCACGCCACAGATCGTAAACTTCTTGTTCACACTCTTTTGCAATCTTCTTCATCTCTGGATCGTCTTTGCCTTGTGCCCAAAGTTTAAGAATGTGTGTGCTTAGGGCCAAATGCTGTGCTTCATCCCTAGCAATAAGCGAAATAATCTTAGCACTACCTTCCATTAGCTTTAGTTCTCCAAAGCCAAATGTGCAAGCAAATGACACGTAAAAGCGCAGGCCTTCTAAAATATTTACTGTTTGCATTGCAAGGTACAGTTTTTTCTTAACGTCATGCATGTTACCTTCTTTGCGATGTATAAACGCATCAGCCGCTTCTGTAAACGCATCGTAATGTTTAGTAACACTTGTTGCACGAGCAATAATTTTTTCGTCATCAAGGATAGTGTCAAACACTTCACTTGGATCTGGATACACATTTTTCATAATGTGTGTATAAGAGCGTGAGTGAATAGTTTCAAAAAAGTCCCAAGTAACAATACAACCTTCTAGTTCAGGTAATGATACATGTGGCAAGAAAGCTAAACATGGACCGCGTCCTTGCACACTATCTAATAGAGTTTGGTACTTAAGATTAGCAGTAAAGATATGCTTTTGCTCTGGACGAAAATTAGCATAGTCCGCTCTGTCTTTTTGTAGACTTACTTCTTCAGGACGCCAAAAGTATCCTAACATAGTTTGATTAAGTTTATCGAACACAGGAAACTTAAATGTATCGTAACGCTGTGTGTTTTGGTCAGCACCAAAGAACATTGTCTCTTTAGTGAAGTCTACTTTTTCTTTATTAAAAACGGTCTTTGCCATGCTTATCTCTTTTCCTTATTATAGCTTGTACATAATACTTTCTTATGTAGGCAATGTCAACGGTTAAATTGCACATGCCTCGCACATTTCATCATCTTCATTTGCCAAAGTAGCATGTTCTGTTTCAGGAACATTATCATGCCACCCTACTGAATGCTGAGGCTCTTCAAATGCGACTTCACTAGGATCAGTTTTATAATCATAGGTGTTTTGATAGTAACTTGTCTTCCAACCCATTTTGTAAGTGGTCAATAAATCTTGAATCATTTGACTCATTGGCACTTCGTTATTTTCATAATGCGTTGGATTGTAACTCCAATTACCACTGATAGCTTGGTCGAAAAACTTTTGCATCACAGCCACTGTATTTATATATCCTGTGTTGTTTGGCATCTCCCATAACAACGTATAGTGGCTTTTTAAACTTTGGTACTGCGGAACAATCTGCTTAAGAGGCCCTTTCTTGGACTTCTTAACGGACAGGTATCCTCTAGGTGGCTCAATTCCGTTTGTGGCATTCGACACAACGGAACTGCTCTCTGAAGGCATTTGTGCGGACAAAGTGCTGTGCCTAAGTCCGAATTCCAATATGTCTTTCCTAAGAGATGCCCAATCATAATTTAGTTTATTTTCTACTATAGAATCAATATCTGCTTTGTAAGTGTCAATTGGCAGAATGCCATCTGAGTATTTAGTACGGTTAAAGTATTCACATGCTCCTCTCTCCTGCGCTAAATTGTTGCTGGCTTTGAGCAAGTAGTATTGAAATGCTTCAGTCAAATCATGCACAAGTTTCCATGCTTCTGGATCGGAATAATTAACTTTGTTCTTAGCAAGATAATGTGCAAGGCCTATATAACCAACACCTAATGAGCGTCTTGCTTTTGTGCTAATCTCTGCCGCTTTTATTGGATAGCGTTGATAGTCAATTATTTCTTCTAGTGCTCTGACAGCAAGATCACAAAGTTCTTCTAAGTCATCAAGATCCTTAATAATACCTACATTAATAGCACTTAATATACACAGGGCAATCTCACCGTTCTCGTCGTCAATATGCTCTAGTGGCTTTGTAGGCAGTGTTATTTCTTGACACAAGTTACTCATATAAACTGTGTCTTTGAATGAACTATGCGTATTACAGTGATCAACATTCATAATGTAAATACGTCCTGTTTCTGCACGTTCCTTAATAAGTGCTGAAAATAAGTCCATTGCAGAGATCTTTTTCTTTTTGATGCTTTTTTTACGCTCATATGATTCATACAGCTCTTGGAATTTGTCTGGATCTCCAAAGTATGCTTCGTATAAGCCTGGTACATCGTGGGGGCTAAACAATGTAATGTCGCCGCCCCCAAGCAAACGCTCGTACATTGTTTTGTTAAGTTGAATACTATAATCCAACTTACGCACTCTGTTATCCTCTGTGCCTTTGTTATTCTTCAGCACAAGGATGTCTTCAATCTCTTGATGCCAAAACGGGAAGTGTGTGGTAGCACTACCTCCACGTACACCATTTTGTGTACAACATCTTACAGTTGCCTCAAACTTTTTTAGGAATGGGATGATTCCTGTGTGGGCAACTTCGCCTCCTCTAATTTTGCTATTAACTCCTCTGATGCGCCCTGCGTTAATGCCGATGCCAGCTCTCTGCGCTGTGTAACGTCCAATAGACATATCACTGGCAAAAATGGAATCAAGCGTGTCATCCGAATCAACGAGGACACACGAGGCAAACTGCCTGACTGGGGTACGCACTCCTGCCATGACTGGAGTCGGGATATTGAGTTTAAAAAGCGAGGTCGCGTCATAGTATCTCCTTACATAATACATTCTATCTTCTTTAGGATATTGTGCAAATAATGTTGCCGCGATCATCATATACATGAACTGAGGAGTTTCATATATTTCTCCTGATGATCTATCCTGACAAAGATATTTGTCCACTACCTGACGCAAACCTGCGTAGGTAAAGTTTTCATCACGTTTGTGATGCATATAGCTATCTAGTTTTGAAATTTCGTCGTCTGTATAAAAATCTAATATTGAATTATCATATACACCACGTTTAATATTTAGATTAATAATTTCTTTGAAAGACTTTTGTTCAAAACCGCCGAACACCTCTTTGTATAAACCATAGCTTAACAATCTTGCCGCGGCATACTGATAATTGGGTGCATCTAAACTAATAAGGTCATTTGCGGAACGAATAAGAACTTCTTGTATTTCACCAGTTGTCATGCCATCGTAAAATTGTATGTTTGCATTCATTTCTATTTGACTTGCACTAACTCCTGCTAATCCTTCACAGGCATGCATTACTACTTTGTGTATCTTGTCTATATTTAAATGCTCTTTTGTGCCATCACGTTTGATGATCATTGTTCCGTTTGACATTATATCTCCTCTTTCTCTCTAATTGATTTGGTATTTATTGTAAGAAATCCATGCTGTAAATCTTCTTGGTTTCATAGAATTTTGGAAGTTCGTTAGCATGAAATTGCTCTCCGTTTGGGTGGTTTACAACTAAATCGTCAAGGTACAACAAGTAGTGTGTTGCTGAATTTTTGTTGTCTATAACGATATGTATCTCGAATTTCGAACGGGAAAAACGTTCGGTTAACTGTAAAGAATAGCACAGGCCTAGCACACGACAAAAGTCACAATACTGATTCTCCTTTACAAGTTCCCATGGCGTTGGCCATGTATTATTATCCCAAGGATCTGTGTGAATACTCACAGTAGGAGCCTTGTTATAAAACTCTAATGTGTCCTGGATTGGGGAGTCACTGGATTCTAGTTTTTCTCTAAAATTTGACCAACAAGAAAGACGTTGCTCATATGTTTTATCGAACATTACTCACCTGTTGCATCAACTATTGTTTTACGTAGGTTCACTTTAAATTCTATTTGCGATAAATCGTCTACTGGCATACTACTTCCAATGTTTACGTCTATAGTATCATTGGTCGCATCTCCATCAACATCTTGTATTAAAATAGTAAAACTTATATCGTCTTCGTATGCCGCAGTACCTGTATAATTATGGCTATCAACCACTGTGGCTGTTTTATCAATACCGTTTACATTTATTGTTAATGTTCCAGTACGGTATGCTGTGTAATTTCTACTAGCAACCTGATAATCTATTTCATATCTTTGACTTGCAATGTTATCTTCTGCTGGTAATCTAAATCTTTTTTGATGCACTATTCCGTTTGCATCAGTTCCTGTTCTTGTAATTGTATTAAGTATATGTACTTCACCAAATTCAGCATCTACTGCTCCTTCAATCTCAGGTACATATTTTGCACTATCCCAATAACTAGCATCATAAGATAATACACTTGTTCTGCTAAAGAAGTCTTCTCTACTTACATTACCCACTTGTTCAAAATGTATAACACTGACTGCTGGCACATGATCCGCACTACCATTATTACCACACAAATCAAATTTGTTAAAGCTAGATGTATTCTTCACTCCAAACTTTGCCCAAATTGCATGTTTATCGATATCATGGAAATAACAGTAAGTTATTGTATTTTGATTAGGTCCTTGTTCTTTACCACTGCCTTGTGTAACATCTAGGCTAACTAATCCAGTGCCAAAGCCTATACCATACCCACTATCGCAGAATTCACAATCTTTAATATTGTTATTATGGATATCCCAATCACTTTGCATGCCGTAACTAAGATTACTAAAACTACAATTTACAAATGTATTGTTACTTGATGCTACTGTTGTACTTAGGTTATTCATTTGGATTCCAATGTCAGTAGCAGAAATTGCTGAGCCAGATATCCAAGCACCTTTTACTTTCACGTCTTCAAATACACTATTCTTTGTACTATCTAGTATCATACATGTGTTATCTACAGTTGTTTCTAGAGTAAAACCTTTCATAGTAATATTTTGAGGTTGGTTAATAGTTGTAGTTGTACTATGATCTGCATAACTACCTGGAGAGCTAGATCCATTTACAGTTTTAAACATAGGCTTTGCTGTAGTGTTTGTTCTAATGACTGTTTTATCAGATCCTGCACCTATAATTGTTGCCTGCGGTGGAATGTATATGGTATCATCAATTATATATTCACCTGCTTCTAAATGTAGTTCAACTCTACTACCTATAGATCCTTTAGTTGCATCATTGATAAAAAGTTGATCAATAGCTGTTTGTAATTTAGCTGTAGCAAGTTGTGTAGTTTCTCCTGTTGCGCCAAAGGCTTTGACACTTACACGATCGTCTAGTCTATCTTGTAATGTTCTAAGCACAGGTGTACCTGTAGCACCACCTGTGTTTATATAACTGTCTTCTGATCTGTATGAGTAAGTATCAGCCAAGTCAAATATATTATCGAACTGTGTTAAAATTTTAGTATTACCTACCGATGGTGCTCCTTCACTTACTGCACCATTTCCTATATACAATTCTCTAGCATCTACAGCCCAACCAAACTCACCTGATGCAAGTTGTGGAATACCTGTGCCAGCATTTTTTTGTCCTCTTCGTATTTGAATTCTTGATATTTGAACTACAGCCATTTACTTCTCCTGTTACACATATTTATCCGTGTTTCTCATAATATGTGTGTACCCTGTTCCACCATTCTTGTTCCCACTCTGCAAACTCATCGGGCCATATATCAAACTGCTGGTATTCACCTGCACGACTGCACATAAACACATGACCTTCACGGATGTTTGTTCCATAAACATCATTGTGTGCTATTGCATATGCTGTAAGTTGTAAGAAGTAATCAACTACCCATTCTACTTTTTTAGGTTTATTTGTTTGCTTGAAGTCCATAATGCAAGGTTGACCCTTATACTGTCCTACTAAATCTGTTGTGCCTGCATAAATTTGTGGAACATACAATGCAACCTCACTGCCCCAAATTTCATCTACATGATCAAGAGCTTGTTCTTTAATTTGTGTTGCCATCATGTGTGCTTGCTGAGCGTATGGATTACTACCCGGAGTAGGCCATTCGCCTGTTTCAACATAATCCTCTAGGTATTTGTGCATCCGGGTACCAACACCTGCGGCTTCAGTTGTAATCTCTTGTGCTTTTTGTTCACCCACACGTTTGCGCCATTCAATAAGATGTGTTTTATCTTTTGTTGCATCTAATATAGTTGTAACACTTGCAACAGCATTACCGTCAGGTGTGAGATACTTTCTCTTTCCATCTACTGACTTACGTTCAATTGTAGGATAATCAAATTTATTTAAAATTAGGCTCATTTATTTCCTGCTTAAAATCTATAACTAAAGTCCTACGAGTTGTACTTGTAGGATATGCTCCATGAAACACTGCTCCTTCTGCTAATATAAATTTTCCTGCCCAATACGGATAAACTTGTACCAATTGATCTCCGTTAGGTTCTGAAAATATACTATAAAATGCTCCATCACTTGTATCATCATTTTCGTTTGTGTCAAAATACAATACTGTGCTTATAATGGCATACCTGTATGCATGATTGTGAAGTGCTTGCCACCCTCCAGGGCCGTAAGTAATGGTCCATGCTGAATCAATATCTCCTGCTCTTACAGGAGCTTTTTGGTCTTGAAGTATTTCATTTGCTCTTTGGCGTACAATATTTGCAACTGATTCTATTTCGTCTACTGTGTAATAATGTTGAATACCTTTATTGGTGGCCGTATTTATAGAATCCCTATTATCTTCAAGTCCATCAAACAGATATTCAAACTGTTGATGATCTGGAAAGTCAGATTCAATTACCCATTGTTGAAAATTAAATGCACTATGAAGTTTTGTCATCGTTATCCTCTAAATCATATTCGTCCCAACGGTCCATGAAAGGATCCATTGCGTAATAAGGATCTACAGTTGAGTTTGGATCATCTTCAGCGGTAATGGTTTGTACTTCTGGCACATAATGTTTAACCATATTTTCTACACCCATTTTTAATGTAATTGTGCTACTTGCACACCCACTACATGCGCCTCCAAGTATTAAACGTAAATGTCCATCTGCATAGCTTACAAAATCAATCATGCCGCCATGATTTGCAACAGCAGGTGCAACATTAGTTTCTAAGATGTGTTTGATTTGTTCTATGACTTCTGCGTCTGTTCTCATACTATTCTCCTATTCTTTATATTATAGCAGAATATACAATAAAGTCAAGTGTTAAATTAAGTCATTACCTAAATCTGTTGCAGATTTAGCCATGTTAGATACAGTATTGCTATTGGTTGTATCACCTTGAGGTGTATCATCAGGTTGCTCTTTAGTTTTAGGAACTATGCCTTTTTCACTAAAGTTTGCAATCATTGTCTTTACACGAGCATCTGTATCATAAGCGGCTTTGAATGTTTCATAATCAAACTGTTCACCGCCTACATTTTGCATAAGTTTATTCAAATCAATATTTTTTGAATCAGAACGTATGTCGTTAGGTTCAGGTTTTTTGAAATGTAAAAAGAGTTTGTCACCTCTTTGATCAGCTTGACCTATAATGGTCCTTAGCACTTGAACAAGTTTAGGTGCTAGTGTTGTTGGCTCTTCTTCTTTTAGGATTTCGGATACCCTCATAGTGTATCCTTACTTTCTGCTTGACAGTATTGTACCTAGTCTGCGTGATAGGTCCACTGATTCTCGTCTTGCTCTACCAGCTTCATCTTCACCGCCTGCTGCCGCTTCGGCTGCCCCGAATTCATCTGTTGCACCATCTGCATCAACTGTTGGTTCCATGTCCATATCTGCTTCTGGTTCCATTGCAGGTTCATCACCCATTGGCTCAGCTACTTCCGCTTCCCCTGTAAGCATACCAACACCTTGTGTTAGTGCAACTCTTGTTTGTTCCATTGCCGCATACAATGATTCAAGACCAGGCTTAACTGTGTTTGTAAATGACTCACTTTGAGTTGCGCCCATTTCATCACGAATTGCATCTGCTAGTTCAAGCATTGACTCTGATTGCATTTCTGCTGTATCTTCCATCCAACCAGTTAATCTGTCAACCATATCTTTGGCTGCCATTACAAGTTCTGCTTTATCTTCTTCACCTTCTAAAAGTGATTTAAAATAATTTTCAATAATAGTTTTACCTTCATCTATATGCTTTGACTCGTTCTTTGCATCTTTTGCCGCATCACCAATTGGTTCGTCTGTGTTGCCGTCATTATCTAAGTCTGGACTGTCTGGACGTCTACCGTGATCCTTTGGACCACCTTTAGTGCTTTTAGTGCTTTTAGTTTTATTTTTCTTTTCCATATGCTTTTTCAATCCTGCTGGCATTTCGCCTTCGTCAACTTCAACATCTGCACGTTCAGAAATTGCCGCATTAAGAACATCAAGGAAGAGTTTGTTCTTAGCATACGTTTCGTTTTTAGGCAATCCTGAAAAACTTTCGTTTGTTTCAATGTCGCTTAACTTTGTGCGTATCTTGTTACGAGCATCTTGTAGTTGCTCAAGTGTAAATGACTCAACGTTTATCTTTGTACCAAACTTCTTGGCAAGTGTTTCGTTGAGTGTTTTCGAATTAATGGGTTTGTTAAGTTCTCTAATGTTCATGTCTACTCTTCCTAATAGAATTTGTTATAGTTATTTATCATTGTTATTGGAATATTAGTGAGTCAAGAGAGCGTTTTGCTGTTTCTGTCCGTACTTTAGCTATATCTAATCTGGTTTCTAACACATCTCTTTTGATAGGGTCCTTGGTAATACGCATTGTGTGGGCAAAAAACTGTGCATCGTTAAAATTTTTTTCAATAACTTTATCTAAATCTTCAGCCTGCATTTTTACATTCCTACCTTTTGCTAGATTTTTTGCTATTGCTACTGCGGCTGTTTTGCTGAACGTGGTTGTAAGATGCTTTTTCTTTGACATATCAAATATGTTATATCCATGCCTATTACTTCTTATGGTAAATCCGCCAATACGAATGCTGTTGCCTTTACAATAAGGAAACATGCTTGGGTCAATGTTCTCTTCTATTAGTTGTTTTAAGTCTTGTAGTACTTTGACATCAATCATTTTTAGCAACCATTATACCCTTGTTTGACTGTATTTTACTTACCAAACTCTTACGTATAAGGTTGTTTATAATGAATTGCTGTCGTTCACTTAAACTTGCCAGAGGAACCATACCTTCGAGCTTGGAGTATTCCGCTTCTTCTTCATTTGTCATGTATATTTCAAAACTATCTAATAGTTCGTTTAATTTCATTTAAGTGCCGCCATCTGTGCTTGTAGTGCTTTCTTTTGATCATCTAAAGATTTGATCTGAGCTTGCAAAGACGCTCTTTGTTGTGCCATTGATTGCTTTTTTTCTGCTTCTGCTTTTGCCGCCGCTTGAGGATCAGGTGCTTGCATTTGTCCATCTGGCATATTGGGATTGCCACGTGCTCCACTTGGCGCCTGTGCTCCTCCTGTTGGCGGATTAGCACTTGGTGCTTGACTTGTACCCATAGGTGCTTGAGATTGAGGTTGACCCATTTGTTGATCTAGTTCTGTAATCTTCATATCTTTCTACCTCTCTTGCGTGGCTTATTCATTGATGCTACTCTCCTAGAACCTGCACCTGAACGTTTTGTAATTTTAGTTTTCGCCGCAACGATTGAACTTTTTCCTCGTCTTGTCTTTTTCAATGTATTACTTTTTTTAATGTTCAATGGCGCATTACAAGAAGCAGGACTTGCTCGAACTTGTCCTTTTCTTGGGCCACTTGTACATCTAAATTTAAGACTAGGAGTTTGACCAGGTTTTCTTTGATATGCCCTTTGTGTAATTTCAAAAACTATCATCTGTTCAAACCTTTTGCTAGTCTAATACTGGCTGGATTAGTGCGTTTGGTACGCTTTGCTTTCCTTGCCATTTTGCCTGCTAGTCTAGCTCTTGTTCTTTTCATTACTGCTCTTTTTTTAGTATCAATTGGTGAAAAACATTGTGCAGGATTAGATACAACTCTATTCTTACGTTGTCCTGTTGTACAACGATACTTTCTAACAAGTGTGCTACCTTTACGGCCCCATACTTGTTTTTCATCAAGAGGTTGAATAAACTCACTTACTAACATATACTTATTTAGTTATTTTATTGTAAGGAAATTAAAAGTACGACAATGGTGGAAAGTAGTCCTGCAACCACAGTGCCTGCGGCGCCTATCATCACTTTCATAATAGATTTATTACCGCTTGTGATGTCTTCGTGTATGCGTTCTACTTTTTCTTCGATTTTGGTGAGGCGACCTTCTAAGACCTCATAACGCTGAGCGCATAAGTCGACGTGTGCTTCTAAGTTTTCTTTTTCTAGGTCTGTGGACTTCGCCATTTCTCTTCTCCATTTTACCCTTACTCTCGGGCAATTAGTAAACTCTTAGTTGGCCTAATGAATGGATGCCTGTGTATGCCTTGTTACGTGATTATAAATTTATTTATCATTTTCATCAAATTTAAAAACAATATTACAGTCATTTTCGTGGTTTGTTGAAAAAATATTATTTTGTATATGAGCTGTTTCATCTAAGCCTGTAATTACAGGTACTAGATCAAAATCCTGTACCAACATGTCAGTTGTTAAAGCACCTGTATATGGATTATCAAACTCAAATGTCCATACACGCTGTTTACCTTTAATACCTGTGCCAAAGCCTATTCCATTTACATCTACAACCTTGCTTTCTAAACTAATCGGATCAACGTTTACACGTAGTCCTATAGTTTGAAACATGGTATTATAGTTTGCTTGTTGGTTAACTTGCTTTTTATCTTCACCTCTACGAGCTCGTGTTTCAGTGATGTCAACAACAGTTGTCAGTTTAAATTTCATACAGTATTTACAGAGATAAAAAAAGGGCCCAGTAAAAACTGAGCCCTTTATGTTTAGAATAGTTCTAAAACTATTAGCTAACTACGATAGCTGTACCTTCTGTTACAGTTGTGTCTGTTCCAACACCGTCTAGTGCTTCTAAACGTCTAGCAATTGAATCTGCTGTGTTGTGATGACCGTCCATGATCACAGAAATTACGCCTGTTGAATCGTTTGGAGCATGTGCCATTAGTGGGTTTAGCTCACGTAGGATAAGATCATATAAAGAACCATTTGATCCATCATTTGCTCTTAAATCTACTGGTGCATCGTCTGTACCATCGGAAGCTGAATCGATTCCAATTACGAATGCTTTCATTTGTGCAGTGATTTCAAGTGTACCTACTGCATTTGCACCGCCGTTAGCTGGTGTTACGTCATATGTTACTGCCATTTTCTTCTCCTTTAATCATAAATGACACTTCACACTCTGTGAAGTTTGTATAATGTATTTAGTCTGTAGGTGAAAAAAGCTAGTCTTTGAGCGTTTTTTGGGCTCTTTTGTGCAAAACACGTAATTGTTGTATAAAAGCAGGGCCTGCACGTACAATATCATGCACCATTTGTATAACAGGTAAGTATGCTTTTAATACGTTGCCAGGAACACTTGCACCACTTACTGCTAATTCTATAGATCTTCTTGCTAGTGTAATGTTCTTAGCACCAACTAGGAATCTATAGTTTACAAAATCTCCTACTGCTACAGGTACATCTGGAATACTAACGGTAGGCTCGTTATCAATAACTAAACCTGTTTCAAAATTCTTATCTACTGCTAGTTTTTCTAAGTCATCAATAATATCACTTGAACGTAGTTTTGCTCTTGCGGCATACAACAGTCTTGTGACATTCTTTTTCCTATCTTCTCGTGTAAGTGTATCAAAGTTTCCAATTGCTCTACGCATATTTTTGTAGTCGGTGTTTTGAATACGCAATGCATTTTCTAAACTAATTAAGATATTGCTTTGTGAAGGTTCATTACCATTTGCAATCGCAGTAAGATAGCCATTTAATTGGCTAGTAGGAAGATATGTTCTTTGACGCATTGTTTTTGCCGCACCTGGATCTTTCAACTTATCCTGTGCTTTCTCATCACCATCCACAAAGTAAATAAAGTTATACAAGTCACTGCCGCTTATTTTAAAACTTCCGTATCCTGGATAACGAGTGGTTAAATTACAATAGTTTTGTGCGGATCGTTTATACTTAGGGAACCTTCTAAGCAAATCAATAATCAACACACTCAAGTATAATCGTTCACAACAATCAGTATACGTGAGGACACGTTGATTGTTGGCATTCCTTGTCATCCTTGCTTCGTGTAGTTCTTGTAAAAATTGCATCTAGCACCTACATATATTTTTGCATGAATATTTTTGGCATCTCGTGATAGTCTTTAACATCTACAAAATCATGTAAGGTGTTGCTCATTTGCAACTCTTTTGTAAATCTTAATTTTGCTTGCGGCTTGATGTTGTCTGATGTAAGCATCATTCTCAATGTTCTTGCTTGTTGAGGTGTAACTTCTACAGTCTCTCCATCATCAGTTGTAACAGTTGTCACTGGGTTAGGATTGCTTTGGCTGTCTAGGATTTTACCTAATTGGTCAAACATAGATTCTTTGTCGAAACCTTTTCCGACTTTCTCGTCTTGGTCAAGTTCTTTACCTACGTTTCCTAAGTTAAGATCATCAATATCATTGAAGTCTTCTTTTACAATGTCTTTCATTTTCATAGTTATGGTTCCTTTATCTTTGTACTGATCTATTTGCTCTTGTGAAGTATTGGCGAGGTACAAGTTTAATATCACCTTCAGGGTGAGCCAGTACATAACCTTCACCCCCTTCACCGTGTGTATCAGAGGCCGCAGGTCCGTGCGGTCCAATATGTGCCTTAACAGTTGCCTCATTGCTGTCAAACTGTTTAATGATCTTGTCTTTGATTTTCATTATACCATTTACAATAGTCCACATTGCATTGAATGCTTGTTCATTCTGTGCGATATATTGTGTGATGTTACGCTTTTTGTTTTCACTTGCTTTACTTGCATTTAACCACTGTATAAAATCTACACCTAGATCTTCAAGACCTGTATCTACTTTACTGTTAGTGTAGTTGTAAAACAATGTTGGTAAATCTTTAATTTTTAATTGTGTTAGAGTAGATACATTTAACATTTTATCTATCAATCCTGCATTTCTTGCAACCATTGCCTTCATATCATTTATATCTTCATCGTCAATAGCAGGTGGTTCTTGCATACTCACAGTAGGGAATAATAAAACTTCAGTGCCTTGCAGTTGAAAGTTTGCAGGTACTGGACCTTCAGCACCTTGATCATTTACCATTCTATGAACAACAATTCCGCTTTTGCTTTGTCCTATCTTTCTACCTAATTCACTTGTTACATTAACTTCATAAGAAACAATGTTAGGTGTAAAAATATAATGATTGTCTTTGATCTCTGGCGTATTAAAATATAATAGGTCGCCTTTTAAATATCCCCTAAAATTTTTCGGAGTTGCTTTTTCATACTCGTCAAAGATGTCTTTCATATTTGTTGCAAACCTGGCGTATCCTTCCGCTTTTTCTTTGTCTGGGTTACGTGCGCCGGGGCGGGCCATAAGCATTTTGAATAGAGCAGGGCCGTCTGTTGCTCTTCCATCGTATCCCTTTGCACCAAATCCTGATTTGTCTGTGAGTACGAATTTTCCATTCTCATCGCGCCCAAAAATGATTGCGGGAGATCCATCCCATTTGATTGTGACATTACCGTGCCCTCCTTCTTCTGTAGCCTTTAATGAATTTAAGGCACGCACGGCTCCTTTAGAACCTTCCCAGAAGACAATATCCTCTGCGTGATCAATGCGAGCACCTTCATTCAATAAAATCTTAGATTCAACAAGTTTTATTTCACTATATCTCATGAGTACATCTTAACACTGTTAACAAGCATTCCGCTTAATTCTTTAATTCTTCCTAGCTGTTTATCTTCTAGGCTTTCAAAGGGCAATCCTTTACCTTGCTTCTCCATTGCTTCGAGCCATGGTGCAATTAGTTCTTGAAAGTTTGGCTCTCCTTTAATTGCCGCCAGCATACTTTCTACTGTATGTGTATCAGGCTCTTTAGCATTTGGCCCTAGTAAAACCTTTGCTATTTCATCCCAATCGTTAGCAATCACTGCGTCACCATTGTTAGGATCTACTACGCCTTTTGTAGGACTAAATTTATAACCTCTACCTCTTGCTAGGCTTGCTAATAGCACAGCTCGGTCGGCGCCAGTATAGTTTTCAGTGCCGCCTCTTTTTGCACCTCTTTGCAAATTAGGATTATCTGTGAGCATAAAGTCTGTTTGACAAAATCCGTTTTTAACATCTCCTCTTATAGGAGTTCTAAAATGAACTTGTAGTCCTGCATTTGCTACCCAACCTGCTGTGAAAGTTCTGCCTTTGTTCATTATTTCAAGATCAGGTATTCCTTGCTTTTGACACCATGAAGTTAGTTTTGCGATTATTTCTTCTTTAGGTAATGCATTTGTATCTACATTTAGATCTATGTCGCCAGAACTATTTTCTTCAAACGTACCATCTTCTTTAGATTTTTTACCAGTGGTTCCAAGCATGTCTTCGTCTACAAAATTGAATCCAAAAGTTGTATTCATCCATTCTATGGTAGGTTTAATGTCAGGAGTAGCAATTCTTTGGGTAAGAGGTATTACCTCTTCTCCTTCTACTTTCTTAAAAACATTACCACCTTCATTCAGTATCATTATTTTTGCTCTCAATAACTTTCTTTATGCCACGTTTGAATTTTCGTGGATCGCCGCTCTTAATAGCATTGATAAACCTACGTTCTAAATCACCTGCGTTGTATTCATCGTAGGTACTGCCTATTCGATTGATAAGGTTAATACTGCTTTCAATCAAATTATTTGCTGTGGTTTCGATTAAACGATCATTTCCGTGATTACGGCCTAATTCATTTAATTCTTCCAATATCGATCTTGTACGTTTTTTCATGACTTTGCTCCGTATAACTATTTAGCGTAGAAATAAATATGATTGTAATAGATGAAGGAGGGCATCATGTCAATAAACGATATGAATTTCAAAGAACGATCCTTACTATTTGCAAAATTAGCTAGTATTGCCTATAGTAACGTCAAAGACGCAAAAAGTCAAGCCAGATCATTAGGCTTTACCACAACCGAATTTTACCAAAAAGACGGAGCACAGGCATATCGTTTTATGAATAAAACAGATTTAGTAATTGCTTGCAGAGGAACACAGCCAAATGAATTCAATGATATTAAAGCAGATCTGAATGCTGTGCCTGTAATGGCAGAAACTATAAGTAGAGTACACAAAGGTTTCAAGACAGAAGTAGATGATCTATGGCCTATGATAGAAGAAGACATTAGTCGTAAAACAAATGTTACAAAGAACCTTTGGGTATGTGGACATTCATTAGGTGGTGCAATGGCAACTATTATTGCAAACAGAGCAGAAAACAATATAGATTTAAACAATCCAATTGAATTATACACATTTGGTTCACCAAGAGTAGGTTGGCCAACGTATGTTAAGAGTTTCGGAACTGTTCATCACAGATGGAAGAACAACAATGACATTGTAACAACAGTGCCTTTATGGATAATGGGCTACAGGCATTGTGGTACAGAACATTATCTAAATGCATACGGTAACTATAGAAACCCAACAGGATGGCAGAGATTCAAAGATAAATGTCGTGGTATTTGGATGGGATGGAAACAAGGCAAGATAGATAGCTTTTCAGATCATAGCATGTCGGAGTATATAAAACACATTGAACGAATGGATTGAAGACTCTGAAGAAGACTTTGTATGGCGCAATATTAACCCGGACGAACTCTGGGTTATGGACAAACTTATCTTAGCAAGAAAGTTAGGTTATAAAGCAGGTCCAGTAGGATTAGATGTTTCACAACCAGGTTGGTACTGTGTGCGTCCGTGTGTAAACATGATAGGCCTAGGACTAGGAACACAAAAGGTCTATATAGAAAAGTCTACAATGGATTTACCTGTTGGACATTTTTGGTGCGAGTGGTTTGAAGGCAGGCACCTTAGCATTGATTATAACTATGGCGAACAAGTGCTTTGTGTAGAAGGATTCAAAAGCCAAGATACATTTACTAAATGGGATAGATGGACTAGAGTAGATGACAATATACCTCTTCCTAATGAACTACAACAATTTGCCTATAAGGAATGGCTTAACATTGAATATATAGATAATAAAGTTATTGAAGTACACTTTAGATACAACGAAGACTTTGACTATGCTGGAGAAGAATTTATACCTGTATGGGAAGGGCAAAGCAAAGAGCCGCCAGAAGGATATCATTATGTTGATTATCCAGATGTGCATGGTAGAATAGGTGCTTTTGTAAAATAACTTATATAAAAAGGCTACTAACTGATTCTTCGTTTGTTACTCTACGCATTGCTTCACCAAACAGGTTAGCAACACTTACTTGTCTAGTCTTTTTGCAGTTCTTAGGACAACGATTGGCAATTGAATCAGTCACAACAAGTTCATCAAGTACTGACTTCTCAACCTTTTGACATGCTTCGTTGCTTAATACTCCATGAGTAATATAAGCTCTTACACTTAGAGCACCTTGATCCATAATTGCTTGGGCGGCATTACATAGTGTACCACCTGAGTCTACAATATCATCGACTAGAATAGCATGTTTGCCTTTGACATCACCAATTAGATTCATTACTTCTGATTTGCCTGCTTCAGGACGCATCTTGTCTACAATAGCAATGTCGCCATTAAACATATCTGCAAACTTTCTAGCACGGACAACTCCGCCTGCATCTGGAGAAACAAATACAGTCTTCGCTTGTTCTACAGTTGGATCATCAATAATACCTATTGAACGTTTAATGTCTTTTGCAAAAACTACACGGCTTGTTAAATCATCCACTGGAATATCAAAGAAGCCCTGTATCTGTCCTGCATGTAAATCCATTGTAAGTATTCTGTCTGCACCTGCTGTAACTAATAGATTAGCAACCAACTTTGCTGTGATGGGAGTACGACTTGCACTCTTACGATCTTGTCTTGCATAACCAAAGTAAGGTACTACAGCCGTTATCCTACTTGCACTTGAACGTCTAGCGGCATCAATCATAATAAGCAATTCCATTAAACTATCATTTACAGGAGTGCATGTGCTTTGTACAATAAACACATCTTCGCCACGTATGTTTTCTTTAAACTCTACACTTGACTCGCCGTCAGCAAAGGTAGTTACATCTGCTGGGACTAGAGTTGCAAAACAATGTTCTGCAATCTCCTTTGCTAATTTAGGATTAGCATTTCCTGTAATTATTTTCATTTTCAAGTTTGGTCCTTTCTTATTGCGTTGTTGTAATCTAATGCTTCTTCTAGTAAAGTCATTCTTGT